GAATTAAAAGGAGGAGTTTACTGTGCTCATAAATGGACCCGTGTACTTTATAGATTAGATTCAAATACAGAGGTTTCTGAAAATTTAGGCAATTATAAAAAAACAAAAACTATTCCTAAAAGTTATTTAAGAAATCCTCGAGGAAGTAAAAAAGCAGCAGTAGCGACCGGCAAGCAGCCAGGTAAAGGACAATGGAACCCCAAATAAAAAATTATGGCAACAGTATTATTTATAAATAGAACGGATCTTGTAAGAAACTCAATTATTGACGGAAACGTGAATACGGATAAATTTATTTTTTTTATAAAATTAGCACAAGAAATACATATTCAAAATTATATGGGAACCAAGTTGTATAATGGTTTAACAACTGCAATTCCAAATATTGATCAGCCGGCAAACGCTAGATGGAAAACATTGCTTGACGATTATATTGCTCCAATGTTAATATGGTTTGCACAAGTTGATTATATTCCATTTGCGAGTTATCAAATTCGCCAGGGAGGAATGTTTAAACATCGATCGGAAAATGCCGAAACGGTAAGTAAAGAAGAGGTTGATTATTTAACAGAAAAAGCTAGAACAAATGCTGAATGGTATTCAAGAAGATTTATAGATTTTATGTCATTTAATGAAACAACATATCCTGAATATACTAGCAACACGAATGATGATATATACCCAAGTTATGATGCAACATTTAATGGGTTGGTACTATGAGTTATAAACCAAAAGAAAAAAATATAATAAAATTAAGAGTCTTTTTGAAAAAGATACAAAATAATAAAACAAAAAAATTAAAGTATGGCAACTCTATTTAACACTAAAATTTCTGCAACTTACGAGGGTCTATTTAAGACAATCGATAATGCTGCAATAACTGCTTCTTTAAAAGAATTAACAGATGGTTCAGGAAACCAATCAGGTCTTTATGTAAATAATGCAGGAGATTTTAAAGTTTCTAACATATTAGAATGGGGTTCATTAAAAGACACAGGTACGGGGGTTACAATAACTCGTTATGTAACTTCTACTGATGGAATAGAAAACTTTGATAATAACACTTCATTACCAACTACAGCAGCAGTTAAACTATATGTTGACACTAAATTTGCTACATCAGATACCTTACAGGAAGTTTTATCATTTGGCAATACAACAGGCGGAAATGATATTGTAGTTTCTGATAGTGATGACATTACGTTTACTGATTCTAGTAAAATCTTAATGGGTGCAGGTAGTGATTTACAAATCTATCATGATGCAGGAGGCGATAGTTATATTAAAGAATTAGGCTCAGGACAGTTTTATATTCAAGCTGAAAATTTTAGGTTTAAATCAGCAGATGGAACATCAAATTTAATTACTGCTAATGTTGGGGGTGCTGTTAATTTATATTACAATGACTCTAAAAAGTTTGAAACAACAAACTTAGGAGCAGAAGTAACAGGAAATCTAGTAGTTACAGGAACTATCACAGGAGCAGGTGGTTCATTCTTGCCACTTGCAGGAGGTACTATGACTGGTAGTACTTTACACGGAGATAGTGTAAAATCTATTTACGGAACAGCGTCAGATTTAGAAATTTATCACGACGGTAGTAACAGTAGAATTGATGAAACAGGAACAGGAAGTTTAATATTAAAAACAAGTGCTTTATTAGTTAGAAATCCTGCTGATAATTCTATGATAGATGCGCAGAGCGGTGGACAAGTTAGTCTTTATTACGATAGTAGTATAAAATTGTCAACTACAAACACAGGAGCAGAAATTACAGGTGCTTTATCTACTACAACAAATGTATCAGTAGGAGCAAATGCAACTTTTGTAGATAACGGAAAAGCTGTCTTTGGTAATTCTCAAGACTTAGAAATTTATCATAATACAACAACTAACTCTAATTATATTCAATCAAATGCAAGTAGACAATTAGCATTAAACCAAGATAATTTTGTTGTACTTAATCAATCAGCTAACAAAGTAATGATTAGTGCTGTTGCAGATGGTGCAGCAAACTTATTTTTTAATGATACAAAAAGAATAGAAACAGTTTTAGCAGGTGCAAAGGTTACAGGTAATTTAGAGGTAACAGGCACGATTACTGGAGCAGGTGGTTCTTTCCTACCTTTAATTGGTGGAACTATGACAGGCAATACTATCCACAATGATAATGTAAAGTCTATTTATGGAACAGCTAGTGATGGATTAGAGATATTTCACAATGGAACTAATGATTTTATTGTTTCCAAAGGGACTTATAATATATTTGAAGCAAACAATCATATATTTAGAAATCTTGCATCTAATGAAGATTACGCTAAATTTATTGGTAATGGTGCAGTTGAATTATATTACAACGGTACAAAGAAATTTGAAACTACAAACACAGGAATATCAGTTACAGGAGATGGAGTATTTACAGGTAATGTTAGTGTTCCAGATAGTGCTTTTTTATATGCAGGAACTAGCGATGACTTGTCTTTAACTCATAATGGTACTGATTCTATTATTGCAAACTCTACTGGTAATTTATATATAGACCAAGCAGCAGTAACTCAATCAATCTTTTTTAGAGTGTCTGATGCAAATGCACTAGATACAACAGCATTAACAATATCAAGAAATGCTGATGCAAGTTTTGGTAGAGATGTTACAATAGCAGGAGATTTAACTGTAAACGGAACAACAACAACTGTAAATAGCCAAACACTAGCAGTAGTTGATCCATTGATACAACTAGCAAAAGATAATACAGCTAATAGTTTAGACATTGGATTATATGGAGATTACAATGATGGTACAGATAGATTCTTAGGATTATTTTCTGATGCATCTGATAGTAATAAATTTAAACTATTTAAAGGCACAACAGTAGAACCTACAACAACAGTTGATATTGGTGGTGCAGGATATGTAGCAGCAGATTTACAGGTAGCAGGATTAGAAGCAACTAATTTTGTTAGTACAGATATTACTATTGCAGATTATATATATCACGCTGGAGATGGAGATACTTACATTGGTTTTCCTGCAGCAAACGAATTTAAATTAGTAGCAGGGGGTAATAATATAATTGCAGGAGATGTTAATGCAGCATATTTATACTATCAAGGTGGTGTTAAATTGCAAACTACAAGTACAGGGGTTAGTATAACAGGGGATGTAACTGCTACAGGAACAATACTTTCAAACACCCAATTAAAGGCAATTACTTCGTCAGGTGGAGTTAGTGGTTATTTTACAGATGCAGTAAATTCTACTTTTCAAATTAAACACGCAAGTGGACAATTACAATTTTTAAATGGTTCAAATAATATTTGGCTTACAGAAGATGGTTCAGGAAACACAACTTTTGGAGGAAATGTAGGTGTAAATGGTTCTACAACTGCTAATGTACCCATAACTGCAACTACAGGTTCAGGTTACGAAGATGTTGCTTATTTTAAATCAGCAGGAACTAATATTAATTCAAGAATAAGTTTATTCCCTACAGGAACAGGTAGTGGTGCGATAAATTCTACAGCTAATAATTTACTTTTACAAATTTCTGGAACAACTGCCTTAACTTTAGATACATCACAAAACGCAACTTTTGCAGGAGATGTTCTTTCTTCAAGCCTTACAGTTTCAAGTGCTTTAGAAGCAGGAACTTCTTTAATTAATACTAAAAACTTAAATACAGGAGGAACAGGTAGTGAACAATTTTATGTTGCTCATAGTGGTTCAGATGTTGTTTTAGGAAATGCAAGGGGTGTTTTAACTTTAGGCACAGGCTCAAATGGAACAGCAGTAGTTATAGACAGTTCTGGAAACGCAACTTTTGGTGGAAATGTAACGACAGGTCAATCATTACTTGTTAATGGAGTAGGCAATAACTCGTCTTTAACTTTAGGAGCAAATACAGGTAATTGGGTATTTACTAATGTACAAGCAAGTAGAAATCTAGAAATATCTGATTCAGATGGAACAGGTACTGTATTAACTTTAGACACTTCAGGAAACGCAACTTTTGCAGCAAGTGTTGGTGTAGGTGGTGCTCCAACAGCAGGTTATAATATAGATTCAATTCAAGATAATGCAGGATATTCAATAGTAGGCAGACACTCGTCTGGTGGTAAAGTAGGAATTTACAATAGTACAGGAGATAATGGTATTGGTACAATAAATGATTATTCAATGAATTTCTTTACTAATAATTCTGCACCTCAAGTAACTTTAACAACTGCAGGAAATTTAGGAGTAGGAACTAATTTTGTGTCGGCAAAACTTCAAGTTCATAGTACTAATGCAGGTCAGCCTACAGTACCTTTGTTTATAGTAAATGAAAGCACAACTGTTGGTACAGAAGCAAGGTTAGGTTTTGCTGCAAACACTAATGATGATGTAGGTACAAATAGATATTCATACATAAGCACCATAAACACAAGTGGCTCTAATGGTCAGGATATGGTATTTGCTACTAATGAAACAGGTGCTTCAGCAGTAGAAAGAATGCGTAT